GTGACTACAAACTCACTATACGGAACTACGAAATACAGAGAGAGCAATACAAAGATTGGAAAGTATTGCCTCTCTGGTATCCTTTTCAAGTATGAAATATAAAGATCAATCCACCCTTGGCGGGTCCTTGGTCTATTTTTCCAATACTTGATTAGTTTCATCAGAACTTAAAGCCAAGACCAGTGGTGAACACGGGGGAATAAGTTCCGTTAGTAGCACCATAGCTATTGGCAGCATTGGTGGTAGGGAACTTCAAATCAGCAAAACCAACCAGAGAGTTGGTCAGACGACCTTCGATACCCAGAGCGAGAACAACTTGACCACGATCACCCACAGCGGACTGGAAGTTAGCAGCAGTGTTATTCACGAAGGGGATTTGATAACCAACACCAGTGTAGATGTTAGCCTTGCTTACACCAGAAGCAGCACGGGCAAGACTCCAATCATAAGAGAGAAGAGCACCACCACCAGCACCGATCTGACCAGCAGGAGTACCAACAAGGTTAGTGTAAGGACGGACAGCAACAGCATTCTGATTGCTGAAAGTCTTCACAGCATAACGACCTTGGATGGTAGCACCAGAGATAGTACGGTTCTCGGTGTAACCGTTACCAGCGGTGCCTTGCTTGTTCAGCAGTACACCAGCGCCCAGGTAGTTACCCACGCCTTGTGCCTTTTGAGCAGCAGCAAGTTCAAGAGCACTCACACGAGCATTAGTAGCACCGATTTCTTTAGCGAACTCAGCACGGAGAGCAGCGGCAAGAGCAGCGTCAGCAGCACTGTAGAACTCACTGATACGATCAAGGCAAGCATTCGTCAGAGCAGCAAGCTCAGCACGAGTAGTGGGTTGACCAGGCTGGAAGGTGCCATTGGGATAACCAGCGACACAACCATAACGCTCCACCAGATTAGTAATCGCTTGATACGACCACTGTGTAGGTTGAACATCACTCAGTTGCTTAACGCTGGTGACTTGTGCCATAGCAGGAGCAGCCATAGAAGCGGCAGCAACACCAGCGGCAATAAATGAACGAATCATCATAGTATTGTATAATTAACTACAGAGTTTATTTAGTAGCCCCATGTGGGGCAAGCGGCTGACCCGATTCGAACGGGCGACATCTAACTTGGAAGGATAGCGTTCTACCACTGAACTACAACCGCAGGGTGGGGACGGTCAATCCCCGTGAGCAGGCTCGCCACCAATTTTGATTACGAGAAAATTGGAAACTCGGCGGAGTTAAAAACCCCATCCGCACCACCAATTTTTTTAGGAAATTGGAAACCTACTTTGTCTCGGAAACAAAGTTGTTGATGACTTCTGCTTGACGAAGAACATCTGTTAGAGTTGGATAACTGACAGCAAAATTTGCTGGAAGACATCCAGCATTAGTTGCTTCAGCAAGAGCAAATTCGACATGATAATTATCAGAAAGCATATTGTATGCTTGCTTGAAAATTTCAAAGCGAAGCTCATAAGGTGTTTTGGACATAATATGTCTCCTGTGTGTATGTGTGTAGAAGGGGGATTCACCCGACCAGGGCGCTTTTAATGTCATCCCGAGACAGATTGAGGAATAAGATCCTCGTATGCTGCTTGAACAGCATCGTCAAAGTCCTCGTAAGGACCGTGATTGACACCATTATACACGTAGTAGAATCGTTTGTCAATCATCTTCACGCTGTAATACGTGACCACTTTATCGCCATTGTCGAGTTCTTCGACAAATCTCATGTTAGTTTCAAGCATAGCATTTAGGGTAATTGACTCCACCAGGGTAAGTTAAGGTCTAACCCAGACCACCAAATGAAATTACATCATCATTCATAGCACAAGGAATGTTATACGATTCGTACTTATTAGTATAGATTCCACCAGAACCTTTGCCAATTTCAATATTAAATGGTTCAACAATTTGAATTGAAGTTAAATTGTTGTAGCAGCTTATCAAATTGCTAATAGCACTAGTATCTTTTTTTTCTAATGCAGTAATTAATGCTTTACTTACAGCATCTTTTGCTGTTTCAATCTGTGATTTCAGGGACATAATTTTTCTTGATAACGTTGTCAAAAACTTCTTTAGTTTCTTTATCAACAGGTGCCATTACAACACCTCTACCATCAGGTAGTCTGATTAAAAACATTTCTTGGTTTTGTTCAACTCGATCCATATAAGCATCGAAGTTGCTTTCAAATTCATCTTGTGTGATTTCAATCATAGTATGTCGTAATGACAATCGGGGTGATAGGATTCGAACCTACGGCCCCTGCTTCCCAAAAGCAGTGCTCTACCAAACTGAGCTACACCCCGTTATTTTTCCCGATGTATGATCATGATACCACAGATCGGGGGAATGATCAAGAGAGAACCCATTAGAGATACTAATACTGGATTCTCCATTATAGTGACAATTAAATGTCTCATCTTACTTCAAAATCTAATCTACGAACTTTACGCTGCTTTCGCTGCTCCTGAAATTGTAGATCTTGTTTGGTCAAGATCGACTGATCCTGCCGCTTGGACTTGGCCCCCGAGATTATTTCTACTAGGGTAAGATCCAATCCGCTGATATTCCCACCACGGATGCTGGTAAGGTTGGGGCATTGGCAGCATCGGAGCTGGGAAGGATGTTCCTCTAATACTTTCCCGCAGCTCCTGCATCTGATAACTAACATCTTTCAACATCCTTTTTATTTCTTTCAATTCATTCTGGATTTCTTCCATGACTTATTTATAGATGTAATGGGCGATACTGGAATCGAACCAGTGACTTACCACTTGTAAGGAGGTCACTCTACCGCTGAGTTAATCGCCCTGGCGTCTCAGGTTGGGGTCGAACCAACGACCGACCGCTTAGAAGGCGGTTGCTCTGTCCACTGAGCTACTGAGACAACTTGTTTATTTTACCACATCCAATGGGCAGTTGTCAACCCATGGAGCACAGAGTCGGATTTCTCCTCCAAGTGCTTGACATTCAGGAGTGTAGCACACCGAGGTGTCTACTGGTTTCTCTGAGCGTCGTGGTGATGGAATTCTAACAGTTCCATCGTCTCCTGTCAAGCGTTCATACTCAGCTATTGCTTTGTCAACATCACGCTTAACTCTATTGTCTAAAAGTTTAGGATCTTTGATAATGTATTCATTCAATTCAGTATTTGGGAAATACTTTCTTTGAATTTCATCAAACAGGTCATAAAGATGTTTCTCATCAATACCTGTACATTTTGAAAGAGATGCTACGATTGTTGTTAATGTAATACCAATAATAGCAAACCTAATTGTTTTTTGTTTGAGGTTCATAAAAAAGGGGAGGTCTGCAGCACTCCCCATTATTTATGGTGTTATCAGACCCGTGAATAACAGATGCTGGCTACACCTTGTCCAGGATTTGCAATCGTGGAAAATGCTCCATAAGACAAATCTAAATCCCTACCACCTACATAGGGACCACGATCATTCACACGCACAATTACAGATTTACCATTACGTTGGTTGGTCACTCTCAACTTTGTTCCGAATGGCAACCATTTATGTGCTACCGATTTTCCATATGCGTTATATCTTTCACCATTGGCAGTTGTCTGCCCGTGATATCCATCACCAATACCATAATGTGAAGCGAGGGAACATCCGCTCGCTGCCTTTGCTTGAAGGGGTGCTAGTCCTGCAGCGGCAATGGCAAGAATTGAAAAGGTTTTAAAAAGCATTTAATTGAATAGAACTCTACATCCGTATAGAAAGGGGGTACACCCAACCTCTCGGAGGGCACTTTCCACGGCTCTAAATTTTCACTCACGCTGTCATGATGTGATCCCCGTTTGTGAGGAATTCATAATATAGCATTTATTTAGGATTCTGTCAACCCCCTGGATAAATATAAATGGTGGGGAACCCGAATATGCCAAGAGAGTGGAACACTCCGATTAGAGAGCCATGGAATGCTCCTATTCACAACACGTTAAAAGCAATAGATAACCACACTCAAGAATATTTCAAGAGTGGAGATATTTGGCATCTACAAAAAGCAGATCAACTCAGACATTATTTACATGAATTAAAGACCTGGATACACAAACAGGAGGGAAGATGAAACTAAATTTAAACAAACTTATTTTTATCGTTTGTGTATCAGCAGTTGGTTTTGTTGGATTGAACTTCATGGCATGTAACTTTATGATTCCAGGATCAATCATCAGTGCTAATGTATTAGGTGGTTTAAAAAATCCTCCTCCCTTGGATTGTAAAGAATCCGAGAGAAGAGGATATGAAACTTTATTAGCAATTTTAACTACAGTAATCGCTCTAAGAACTAAAGTTGAAGATTAAGAAACCCAAAGTTTTCCTTCTGCTTTTCTTCTTCTCGCTAATCCTGCCTCTACATTACTACCAGGATTTCTATAAAGATAAAGGGCATCAGGTACTTTAGACCATTCTTTATTCTTCAAGACCCTCGTAATAGTATTGAAGTCAGGATGACCATAAAAATCTCCACCAAGATTATAAGCAAAGCAAAGTAAAGCCCCTCTTTGATTGTCATTCATTTCGCTCCAATATGGTATTTTTATAAGTTGTGGAAGGAATCTATTTTTCAAATCAAAATCAAATAGAGTATCAGCATACTTTTGTGTGATAACTCTTCCAAGTTTAAAAGGACTGCCATCAAAATCTTTAGTACTTCCCCAACCAATAGTGATTGGTTCTCTACCAGTTTTCGGATCTGGATATGATTTTAAATGGCAACTTTCAAATTCTTTGATGAGTTCTACTCCCGCCGTGAGAGTAGAACCTTCTACTTTTTTACAGCATCAAAAATTCTACCCCAACCATCATTGCCGCCAGGGCACCATCTACGAGCTAGCTCAGAACGTTTATAGACTGCTCCCTTGCCATTTGTTACAGGACCCGTATAGCCGTCGTTAAGGCTTCCATAAGGGTCGTGAACGATGTAGTCGCCTGATGGGGTCTTCCCGACCACAACAACCATATGACCGCCTGTAGGGGCTGCTAGAGACCCCCTGTGAAGGATGCCAATTACCACTGGACGTTTGGCAGCAAGTTCACGATCAAGATCAGCAAAAGTTAAATTATATCTGAAAGCAGAGTTGATACCATACGACATCAACACACGAGTTTGAACTGTATGATCTGTGGTATCACCTGTAGCAAATACTTTTTGAACATAAGCATCATCACCTTTGGATCCTTTGAGTGTGCCTGGTTTCAAATACTCTAGACACATAGCACAGGCAGAACTATTACAAGTTCTCTGAGCATCTCTATAATTATCTGTCTGAGGAAACCAAGGAAAGTTTTCTAAGATATTGCTTGCTTGTTTTTGAACAGGTGTTCTGAATGTTTTAACCCAGCCAGAAGTATCTTCTAGTTCTTCTGGTGCTGATTTTTCTAGAGCTTGTAAAAACAATTGAACTGCTTTTACGTGATTAGGATTATTCTTATCAAAGTGTTCAAAGAAATTTTGTAATGTAATTTTCATTGTTTTTCTCCGTGAAGTTGAATGTAATACTCGGCATCTACTACGACCAATGGCTTTTTGCCATTCTTTTTCATGACAACAATTGGTTCATAATCACCTGAGTTTGCTTGAGCTTGTTCGTATGCTTCCCAAACATTTAATTTTTCTACATTTTTACATTCAATGCTGTAAGGAAACTTTTGTCTAGCTGCTCTAGCCATAATTAAATCTTCTCCGCCAGCTCCCATTGATCTGGATTCAATGTCTTCGGGATGAACATCTAACATTTCAATAAGTTTATCACGAACCCATTGCTGAAGACGACGACCTTTTGCTTTCGCTGATTGTACTCTCATAATAAAAAACCTCCTTACGGAGGTATTTATCTATTCGATTTATAGCTGGAAACCAGCGAAAGTATCTTTAGTTACGTCTTGTTTAAGACCACCAATAACATAAGATTCGACTTCTGTTTCTTGGGGAGCAACCTGGAGACCTTTAGAAGATAACCAATGCTCAGTCCATGGAAGTGGATTGTTATTCAAAGGAGCATCAAAGATTGGATTAAGACCAATTGCTTTCAGACGACGATTAGCTGTCCACTCAACATACTTTTGAAGTAGTTTAGCATTCAAACCAATCATAGAACCATCTTTAAAAAGATATTCTGCCCAACGCTTCTCTTCCTCAACACACTGCCTAAACATATCATAGACAGTTTGCTCCTCTTCTTTAGCAATTTTCACCATGTCTTGATCATCACCACTATGCCATTTGTTTAGAATGTTCTGAGTGATAACCAGATGCTGAGATTCGTCACGAGCAATGAGACCAATAATCTTAGCATTGCCTTCCATGAGTTTGAGTTCACCAAAAGCAAATGAGCAAGCGAACGAAACATAGAAACGAATACCCTCAAGGATATTAACGTTAGCAACGGCACGATAGAGTTTACGCTTTAGTTCATAAAGAGTATCTTGAGCAGCAGGAACACCTTCTAATTGATGCTGCCACTGATTGCCAGAAGAATAATTTTGAGCTGCCTGGATAAACTCATCATATGCTTTAGTTACACTCTGAGCACGTTGAAGGATTTGCTCATCGTGAATGATGGTATTGAATACTTCAGTTGGATCAGGATAAACGTTTTTAATGATGTAAGTATAAGAACGACTATGAACCATTTCCATGAATTCCCAAACTTTCATACAAGCTTCAAGTTCAGGAAGAGAACAGTATGGGGCGAATGCCATACTAGGACCACGCCCCTGTACAGAATCAAGAAGAATTTGATACTTCAGATTAGCAGTGAAGATATGCTTTTGCTCTGGACGAAGTGATTGAAAATCAGCTCGATCTTTCTGAAGTGAAACTTCTTCTGGTCTCCAGAAATACCCAAGTTGCTGTTGAGTCAGCTTATCAAAGACTGGATACTTAAACTGATCGTATCTTTGGACCCCCAAGGGGGCACCAAAGAACATCGGTTGTTTTAGAGTATTGACTTGTTCTGTATTAAAAACAGTCATTCCTTGAATGTGGCTCATGGGTTCTTCGTTGAGTTTAAATTTTACAACTGTCACAATCATCCTCCTGTAGGTTTAGTAGTTCGTCAAGCATGGATTCAATATCCTGTTTTTTCTGTTCATCAATTGGCTCATCTTTCTTAGCATCATAAGTATTTTGATAGTAAGAAGTTTTCCAACCATACTTATAAGTATTTAAAAAGTCTTGAGCCATTACCGACACAGGTACTTCATTATCGGCATAATTTTCTGGATTATACGACCAGTTACCCGAGATTGCCTGATCAAAGAACTTCTGCATAACAGCAACAATATTGATATAACCAGTATTGTCAGGCATATCCCAAAGAAGCGTATAGTTGTTCTTAAGAGATTGATAAGAGGGGACAATCTGCTTGAGAGGTCCTTTCTTTGATTTCTTAACGGACAAGTAATCTCTAGGAGGTTCGATTCCATTAGTTTCGTTTGACACAACGGAGCTGCTCTCCGATGGCATCTGTGCGGACAATGTTGAGTGCCTAAGACCGTGAGCCAAGATCGATGCTCTAAGTTCTTCCCAATCATAGCTGAGGTTATTAGGTACGATTTGATCTACATCAGATTTATAAGTGTCGATTGGGAGAATGCCGTCAGCATATTTTGTTCTATCAAAATATCCACAGGCTCCTTTTTCCTGGGCAATGGCATTTGATGCTCTGAGCAAATAGTACTGGAAAGCTTCAGTAAGGTCGTGGACGAGTTTCCATGCTTTTGGATCGTCATAATGTTCTCCGTGTTTAGCAAGATAGTGAGCAAGACCAATGTAGCCAATACCAAGTGAACGACGATTCTTGGTAGATAGTTCGGCAGCTTTAATTGGATAGTTCTGATAATCAATCAGTTCTTCCAAACCACGAACAGCAAGATCACAAAGTTCTTCAAGTTCATCTAAGTTCTTAAGCTTACCGACATTAATAGCAGAAAGAATACAAAGAGCAATCTCACCATCACCATCAATATGTTCAAGAGGATCTGTAGGAAGAGTAATCTCTTGACACAGATTGGACATGTAAACTTTATCTTTGAAAGAAGAATGTGTATTACAGTGGTCAATATTCATGATGTAAATACGACCAGTCTCAGCACGTTCTTTGAGAAGGTCAAGAATTAATTCTTGAGCACCAATTCGCTTCTTTGGGATTGAAGGATCTGATTCGTAAGAGGTATACAAATTATCAAACTCATCAGTGCCGAAAGCATCATAAAGACCAGGGACATCATGGGGAGAAAATAAGGTGATCTCTCCATTTTGAATGAACCTTTCGTAAAAGATCTTCGAGATCTGAATGGAATAATCGAGTTTGCGTACACGGTTGTCCTCCGTTCCTTTGTTATTTTTGAGAACAATAATGTCCTCTATTTCTTGGTGCCAGATTGGAAAGTGGACAGTAGCACTTCCACCACGAATCCCGTTTTGTGTACAGCATCTGACAGTTGCTTCAAACTTTTTGAGGAATGGGATAACCCCTGTATGAGCAACTTCTCCCCCTCGGATCTTACTGTTGACTCCACGGATTCTACCAGCGTTGATGCCGATGCCCGCCCTTTGAGCAACATAACGCCCAATAGCCATGTCGCTGCTAAAGATGCTATTGAGGGTGTCATCAGAATCAATGAGAACACAACTAGCAAATTGTCTAAGGGTTGTTCTAACTCCTGCCATGATTGGCGTGGGGATGTTGATCTTGTGCTTGCTGATGGCATTGTAGTAACGGCGAACGTAATCTAATCTTACTGACAGGGGATATTCAGCAAAAAGAGTTAAAGCAATCATCATGTACATATACTGAGGAGTTTCGTAAATATCTCCACTGCTCCTGTCTTGCACAAGATACTTATCAACTACTTGACGTAAACCAGCATAGGAAAATAGATAATCACGATCATGATCAATCCAACTATTAATTTTTGCCCAATCTTCATCAGCGTATTTGTCGAGAATTTCTTCGTCGTACACTTTCAATACAGTTGAATTATAAAGAGCTACATCATAAATGCCAGGCATACCTTCTTTCCAAATGTTTTTATGGAACACTTGTTTACGAAGAGCAAACAAAAGAAGACGGGCAGCTACGAATTGATAATTAGGATTATCTAGAGAAATTAAATCACTAGCAGAACGAATCAGAATTTCTTGAATTTCCGCTGTAGTAATGCCATCATAGAATTGAATCCCCGAATTCATTTCTACTTGTGAGGCAGAAACTCCAGCAAGTCCATCACAAGCTTCATCTACCATACGATGAATCTTATCCAGATTTAAAGCTTCAATACTGCCATCACGTTTTTGAACTTTAATGCCGTTGCTCATACTTTCTTCCAGGTTGTAAATTTAAGTTTTGCTTCTAAGCCTTGATAGGTGTTTGATTCTACCACATTTTGAACATCATGTCCAGCCATCACCATATCGTTGATGTCTTTTTCAACAATATGTTGTGGCCAAATAACTATCGGTTCTCCATTATTAATTGTTTTTTCGTATTTGGATACGATCTCTTTGTTTCTGGGTTCGTTGTCAAAGACATACACCACATTTTTATTATTCATGCTAACGTCACTACCACACATAGCAATGCTATTAGAGAGGAACATACTATCAAATGGTCCTTCAGTAACATAGATTGGTTTGTCTTCGTTTACCCTGTCCATCCCAAATATCTTGGTCTTAGAATCATCCAACATGATTGTGATGTATCTAATCTTGGCTTTGGGAGCCATCGACCTGCCTTGGTATCCAAACATGTTTCCATCTTTATCCCTTAGAGGTATGATAATTCTAGGACCATCTTGCTTCAAGTTTGGGAAAACTTTTCGCTGTGAGTTCGTCCATTCTTTAAATTTGGGACAGTAGTAAAAGTAATCGAGATCTTTAATTTTTCTTTCTTCTAGGTACACCCGAGCTGGGTGTGTAATATTTAGTTCTGAAATCTTTTCTAGATCAATTCCTGTTTTCCTTTTCTGAAATTCAGGTTTACTGAAATTGAAATCTGGATTTTTGGTTTGAGTATTCTTGCCAGTAAGACCTTCACGATAACGCTCCATCACATACTGATTGTGAAGATGAGGACAGTTATCTTTCAGAAAATTAGTGAAGGTCCTTCCGACACCACAGTTGTGGCACTTGAATACAAAATCATTCTTTACCTTAAAAAGATACCCTCTAGTTTTGTTCTGATGCTTTTTACTGTCACCACAGTAAGGGCATCGGAAGTTGTAGAGGGAATCTTTTTTCTTTGAAAATTTTTGAAGTTGTGGGGAAACTAGACCAATGTACTTGACATCAATGTAACTCATTATCTAGGTTGGGTTTGCTCAGTCCCCCCATCATAGCGCATGACAAGCATGTTGTCAACAAACGGGACCACCAATCCAACCAGCAAAATGGCGGCACCCACAAGAGCCGCCGCCTGCCATTTGAATTTTGATAATTCAGCTACATTGTTTTCAACTGTTTCTAATCTTTTGATAACAGCTTTATGTTCTTCTGAATTACTGTGCTTAACATCCTCGATCATTTTAACGATGAGTTCATCTGTTTTAATACTTTGGTCAATACGTTCGTCATGCTTAGCGAGAATGTTAGCAATACGTTGATTAGATTCAGAAATCTTATCTACTGCATTCTCCAACTTATCGAGCATCTCCCTTGATAGTGTTTCGTAGATGTTTAATTTAGATTCCAATACATCTAACTTAGCGAGTTCTTTGTTGATTGTGTTATTAAACATCTACTTATACCTATCAAATGTTTCTTACAGCAAAGTCAATAGCACTTTGATATGTCGAAGCATCTTTATTAAGCATATATCTAAACTTCTCTTGATTCTCTGGGGAGAGAGAAGCGTAGGTAGCAGCAATCTTTTTTGCTGAAAAATTGTCTAGGTTCTGAACGCTACCATCATCAAATTGAATTTTAGCAAACTGTGTTTCGCCATGTGTTAATTCTGATGTTGCTACTTGTAGAGCAACTTCAACAGCATCTAATTTAGCAGTCGATTCCATAATCATTTCTCCATTATTATCAGTAGATTCTTTAGTAACTTTTTGTTGTTGTCTGGAAGCTCTCTTTTTAAAATCAGCCAGACGAGCTTTCATCAATGTATCCATTTCTTTAGTTTTATCCATCATCTTTTTCTTCGCTTCGTCACGCTTTTTCTGAAGATCTTTTTGACGCTTAAGCTTTTTCTCCTGAGCAATTTGTTTTTGTGCTCTCTCGGTTTCGGAGGGAGCAGCCTCAGAAATTAATTGTTCTAATTCTTCTTTCATTTGTCTCCTTCTTGAAATACGAGAGAATAATTTTTTAGCCCCCTTAGTTCTGCCGTCAATTTTGTCTTCATTATTTTTTTTATATTTTCTATGTTGTTTTGGATTGACTAAAACAAAAGCTGGTGGTAGCTGAAGACCACTGCCATCACCAGCAGAATTAATCATTTCGTTTATAATAGGTTCAACTGTTTTAGACATTCTTCGTCAACGTCTTTATTAAGGGTATCTGGTAATCTATTTAGGAATAACAAAAATGCCTTTAGAATTGGCCAATATGTCGCTTCAACTTTGAAGAACAACAATGGCGTAGCGGCATCATCAAACACATTATACATTAATATAATATGATTTAGAATGAGGTGAGTTTTCAATTCGCCTGTCATTTCGTAACGTTTAAGTAATCTTTTGATGTACTTAAATCTATTCAAATCTTCCTCAAAATCTTCATATGTAACGGAGGAAGGATTGTTATAATGTTTAATAGCAAAGATAACCCAGTTATCTTTCGTCAACTCACCGAAATTCATATATTATCAAGCAGCAGTTACTGTGAGAGTAGCAACATTGGAGATCTTCTCTTCAGCACCAGCAGATGTTGTAATCTTGACACGATACTGATAACCATCAGATGATGTGGTAAGACCAGTAAGAGCAAGTGAAGCACTGGTAGCACCAGAAACATTTGTCCACTTAGCAGTGCTGCTGGTTCTACGCTGCCACTGATAAACAAGTGATCCAGTTGTAGCAGAAGCAGTTACCGAGAAGGTAGCAGCAGCAGTTGCAACAGTAGCAACATCAAAGGTTAGATCAGCAGCACCACCGCCACCTAGATCAGCGTCATCAATAGTGATGGTTTCATCAACAACAAAACCAGATCCAGCACCAGTTACTGTTACAGTAGCAGCACCAGAACCGTTAACAACTACACTGAATGTAGCACCAGTTCCAGCAGCATCAGTAATGTAGTCAGTAGCAGCGATGGTGTATGTACCAGCAGTTCTGAGGGCATCAGCAGCGCCAATAGTGTCAACCGTTAGAATGCCACCAGCAGGAGTATTAGTGGTTTGGTTAGATGGCTGTGCCGAGATTGAGATAGCAGATGCTACGTCAGCAGCAACAGCATCATCAAGGTCAGCAGTATTTACAGGAGCATCTTTGAATGCTACAAGGTGCTGTGCTTTATGGCGAGTGTTTCCAGAAGCATCAGTATAAGTCATATACTCCCACCAACCAGGAGCAGTCAAACCACGCTCTCTATTTTCTGGAAGTGTTGCTTCTACATCATCGATGTAAATTGTACGACGAGCAGCGGTGCTATAACCCTGTGCTCCAGCAACAGTGCTAGGACCATTTACAATAAGAGTATTATCCCAATCGTACTTATCCACAGAATTTTTTTCCGTGGTATTTAATACTTTTAAACTTTGTGCGTTACTTTCAGAACGACTGTAGAGAGCCATTTAATTTCTCCAGCTTTAACTTTATATCTAAAACATATTTATAAAAAAAGGGGAGTTAGCCTCCCCTAGCAATCTTCTTTAATTTGTTATGTATCCAATCATAGATACTGTTTTCTTTTATATTTTTATTATGTCCCATCCATTCGGAAAGGGCAAGTAAAAGTAAAAGTAAAACGTCAGCTAAAATGTTTCCTAAAAAACATTCCATCACTCACGAAGAAGTGCGCTTTTTACCATAGCAACAATAGCATTATCAATATCGTTATCTGTAGTAGCAGCATAACGCTCAAGTAGTTTAACAACAAACTCCTTGACTTCACGGCTAGCCATGAAATGCTCTACAATTTTCTCAGCTACTCCTAGAAATACTTTCATGATTCTGCTCCCTAAACTATCTTGGGTTCCCCTGAACTATTTAGCATCATTTGGTTTAGGATCTCTTCTTTGACTATCCAAAGCACGATTTACATACTTATGATGTTTTTTCTTTTGTTGTTTGTACTCAGGAGAATTTTCGTCGGGAAGATTAGGCATCACCTCAACAGTAGGCGCTGCCTTCATTGCTTTTTTTCGTTGATCATCTCCTGATGAAAAGCGAGCATTTCATCAACTTTTTTCTTGGCAGCAAGAATCTTGCCAACTTTTTTACGACGATTTAAAAGATACTTATCTGACTTATCATGATCGCCATCATTATCAATATCTTTATCTTCTTTACCTACAGCATCAAGCTTCTTCTCTGCTAGTTCAAACTCTTCTTTTTGAGCTTTCTTTTCAGGAAGACCTTTATGCTTAGTTGAAGCAAACTTTTCAGCTTCCTTGGCAGTTAAAGAAGCAGCAGCCTTCTCAACTTTTTCTGATCCATCTTTCATTTCGCCTTTCTTCTTGGCGTGAACCATACCCATAAATCTTTGCTGAGACTTGCTCACAGCCTTCTCAACAATGTCCTGAAGGGTTACTTGTTCCTTCATACCAGCCTTCTTCTCTGCTTTGTCCTCAGCCTTCTCGTGCTTTTCTTTAGCAGACTTGCTCATCTTCTTTTCTTTTTCTTCTTCAGCTTTGCTTTCGTCTTCTTCTTTCACACACTTATCTTTGCCCTTTTCGGTGCCAGCATATCTATAACCTTTCCAACAAGCTTTGCCATCAGCACCTTGCTCTTTACCTTCTTTATTTTTGGCTTCTTCAATAGTAGTTTCTTCAGTTTCTACTTCTTCTTTTTTGACTACATTAGTGTACTTAATTTCAGCACCATGGGATTGCTTAGGACCAGAACCAGTAGCTAAATTAATAGCAGGATCTGCTGGAGCGGCTTTAGCTTTAGGATCTTTCTTTGAGAAATCATCCTCGTTACCTTTCTTTTGTAGCGAAGGGATTCCTTCTTCACCAAGATATCTTACTGCCGACGCAATCAATGCTTTTGAAAAGTCGTCATAATGTGCTGCTTGTGTCGTTGCTCGTTGTCTTTCCATCTGTAAAGTGTATACGATTTCCTTAGTTTATTTATGTTCAGGAAACGTTTACTTCACGAATATCCTTTACCCAGGCACGAAACATTTGATTATCTTCAGTTACAGCAATTACATAGTTGACCCCTGGGCGAATGATTTTACCTTTCTGCCCAGTATTAACATTCATTATATAATCGCCTTCTTGAAAAATTTCTTTTTGAAGATAAAACTCTTGAGTTACTTCTTGTTTTAATTGTTTGAAACTTTTCATTTAAAGTTTTTGATTGAACGGAAGTGGTAGGATTCGAACCCACGAACGCTTTCACGTTGCTTGTTTTCAAGACAAGTGCCTTCAACCACTCGGCCACACTTCCAATATTTTGATGGTTCAAGTGTGATATATCTTAAGGATATAACAGGGACTTGAACTCTATCATTTATATTTAGAGATCATCTTCTGCTCTGTTTTCTGAGTAGTAGATGTCAAAAGCTCCACCAGGATAACGCTTTTCAAGTTTCTTTACATTACGCTCAATGACTTCATTGAAAGAAACTCCAAGGGCTTGAGTTGCTTGAGCAACATACCACATAATATCACCGAGTTCAATAATAAGATGCTCACGATTGTCATCATTCCAGGGTTTGCCTTGGAAAACCATTTTCTTAACGATCTCCAAAAACTCACCACCTTCAGCATTAATACCAACGCCAGCAGTAAGCAGTCGTTCAATATTGGCACCCTTAGAGTCAAGTTCAACAAGGCGATCAGCCAGTGAACAAAAATCTTTAGAAGCATCGCTGGTAACGGCATCAACGAATTCCTCGTAACGCTTAAACACAATAGTATCAGCCATAAGTTAAATTACAAATTTAGAAAATTTATCAAAACGATTTTGTCTAACAGAAGTTTCTTCAAAAGATTCAAAAGATTCTTCTTCAACACCAGCAGTGATGTCTCCGTCAGAGTCATCTACATTATACAGCTTCATCTTCGCTCTGTCAATACCCACAGTGAACCTCTTGTAGTAAGTCGGATCGTTGTATCGGTTTTTAAGTTGTTTAACCATGATACGCCCAGACTGTTCAAGCTCCTCAGTGGCAATAAGAGCAAACATAAAATCTGCTGTAGCAGGCAGACCAAAGGATTCAGAAGTGTCGGTAAGATCAACGTCAGAATTCCCAAAACCAGAACGAGTAGTCTGAGTAGCAGTGACAATTGGTACGTTGTGCTCAACAGCAAGACCACGAAGCTCCTCAGCAATCGCTTTAACATACGTATATGAATTTACGATATGACCTTTATATCTAGCAGAAGCACAAATATTAAGATAGTCAATGTAAATGATGTCAGGAGCGAAATCCTTTTTCAATCGTAGATCACTGAGCAATGATTTGAAGTGACCAACGTGAGCAGAAGCAGTAGGGTATTCTTTAATAATAAGTTTACCCTGTGTCTTCTGTCCAATCTGATGAACTCTAGAAGTAAAGATTGATTCTGGAATAGACCCAATATCTTTGATGTTTACGTTCAGTAAGTTTGCATCAATGCGTTCAGCAATCTTCTCTTCTGCCATCTCCATGGTAATGTAAAGAACATTCTTCCCCTGGGAAAGATTAGAAGAGGCACAGTGGCACATAAAAAGAGACTTACCCACACCAGTTCCAGCCAAAGCAACGTTAAGCGTCTTATTCGGGAGTCCCCCTTTGGTGATAAGATTAAATTTCTCAAGATCAAATGGAATCTTTGATTCATCTTTATGATAGTATTCATAACGTTGCTCTACGTTATCTACGTAGTCGTGTCCTATGTATTCATCAAACGAAACTGCCAGGGCTTCTTGAAGTATCGATGGGATTGAATCTCTTGATAACTTCGGATCTCCCCCGTCAGCAATTTTGATTGACTGGAGTAGGGCGTTGTAAATGGCCCTATCTTTACACCACTTTTCTGTTGCTGTGACGACCCAATCTTTGTCGATCCACTCGTCACTATACTCTTTGATTTTCGTAATGCTTTCTTTATAAGTGTCTTCAGTGAGATCATTTCTATCTTGTAGTGCTAAAATTAATACTTCCTTAGTTGGAACTTTATCATACTTGACTGAGAAATCATGAATCTCTTCAAAGATAACTTTTTCAGAATACTCGTCAAAATATTCTGCCTTGAGATGAGGAACTACCTTTCGATAGTATTCCTCATTACAAATTAAGTTTCTTAGAATAGTTGCTTCAATCTTCTCCGTCATCACTCACCCCATAAAGAAATTCAACTGATGCTTGTTCCTGTAGCTTTGCCATTATATCATCGGTAAAATACTCATCTGGGTTTCGTAAAATTTCTTTACCATAGACTTTCTTACCGTTGACTTCATAGCGACCAGCACTGTTCTTCCAGATGCCAGCCCGCTCTCCCAATTCTAGCAGACCATAGTGACGTTCGAGACCACGCTCATCAAAGTACAAGCGAGTCTCTACCTTGGACCCTTCACGGGTCAGACGGGACTTCTTCGCCTCGCATTTAATAATGTTTCCGATGAGATCGGTTCCGTCTTTTTCTTTTTTCTTCGAGAGGTAAATGATTGTGCTAGCAGAATACTTAAGACCACTACCACCGCCCATCTCTTTCGTAGGAACGTAAGCGCCAACAACGTCATAGGTATGATTAGTAACTAACA